GCATGCGCGTTGACAGCCGCCTTGATCTCTGCCGCCGTCGACGTGATCGCGCCGGCTTCACCGGTCGCCAGAGAGATCGTGATGGCATTACCAAGGACGCTGATTCCCAATGCCGCGTTGTTGGCCTCCGGGTCGACATGCGCGACGTTGATGGTGTTGCCATCGACGCCAGCCGTTACCGCCGTATAAGTCAAATCGGCGGCGGCGTTGGTCATGTTGATGGTCGTCGCCGCTTTCGCCTCGTCGGGGACATGGATAAACACGCCTCCGTTTTTGGTGTTGGCGACACTCATTGTCCCGGCCAGCGTGAAGGCGATGCCCTCATGGATCAGCGCATGGTCGGTGGTGATGACCGCATGCCCGCCTGTCACCCGCTCCAGCGCACTGAGGATGCTTTTTACAATGGCATTCATGGCCTACTCCTTGACGGTCCAGCCCTGGGCAAGCCACGGGCCGACCTGCGTCGGGTGCACGTTGATCTCCTGCCCGTCCTTGACCATCACCAGCAGGCCCCCGGCGTCCGGTTGCGGTACTTCCTGGTTAGGCTCGATCTCTTTTTTCTTGGCCATGGTTTTTCCTCCGTTGGTCTGGCGCTCAAGGAAGGGGCCGAGCTGGTCGGCCCCTCGATCAACGTCAGCCCTTTTTAGTTGCCGAGCAACAGGGCCGTGTGTTGCGGGGCGACGTTCTTGACGCCCCAGCACGCAGCGACTTCGTACTGGTTGGCGTGGTAGCCCTTGTACTGGGCGAACCGGAACGCGATGCCGGTGATCGGGTCCTGCACCACCAGCACGTCGGTGGCCGAGTCGCCGCCGGCAGGCTGGGCCGGGAGGCGGGAGAGCAGGTGGATGGCGCTGCGGCTGAACGCCATGTTGCGCTCGCAGACGCCGACAATGGCGATCGACTCGTTGCCGGACAGGGCCTTCTTGAGGCCCGGGGCGCCAATGACGATGCTGGTGCCGTTATCGACGCCGGTGGTCACCACATACTTGGTGCCGGTATCGGTGCCGATGGTGATCACGTCGCCGGCCAGGATGGTGCCCGTGCCGGTCTTGATGGTCAGGGTCGTGGCCCCCTTGGCGTGCGCGCCGTTGATGGCGTAGGTGCCGGTGTTGTTGCCGACCGCCGTGGTGGTGACGATCTGGCCGGACTCGCGCAGAGCCATGCCAAACATGTCGACCAGATTGCCGTCCTGCACGTTCGCCTGCGTGGCCGTCGGCCCGATCAGGGTGCGGACAGCGGCACCGGCCGTGGTGCCGAGCACCAGCGAGACATCGGCCATCGGCGCGCCGTTGTCGACCAGAATCTTGCGGACCTGCGCGGCCTCGCCGAAGTTGGTCCCGAACAACGCCGCCGGGGTGGTGGCGTGCGCGGCATAGGCGCGTGAGGTCAACGCATGCAGCGCGGCCAGGTCGGCCTCCATCTCGTTGCGCAGGGTGCGGATGGCCTGGGCGATCTTGTTGTTTTGGATTGCCTGCTTGCTCATCCCCAGCTTGGCCTCGTCGTCGCCGGACCAGTAGAACGGCACCGAACGGGACTTGGTCAGTTTCATGGTGCCGGCGGCGGTGGTCTCGTCGCCGAACGCAGGCGGGGTGGCGCCAGGGGTGGTGTTGCGGGCAGTGCCGACGGCAGTGACATCGTAGGTGATGTCCTGGTTGAGGGCGGCCTCTTCGGCGGCGCCGTTGATGAAGACGGCGTCAAGCAGGCCGGCAGGCTCGTTGCTGACGTTGTCAACGGTCTGGTAGATGAACTCAGCGAGTCCGGTCAGGGTGTTGGCCATGGTCTTGCTCCTTTATGGTCTGGTGATTGGTTTAGTCGATCAGCTTGCCGCCGGCCGCGAAGAACGCGCGGCGCGCCTGCTGGTCGAGCGCATTGAACTGGGCGCGCTTCATGGTCGTGGCTGCCGTGCCTTCGCTGTCGGCACCGTCCACGGCATCATTCGCCGCGCCCTCGATGTCGGCCGCCGCCTGACAGCGCAGGGTCTTCTCGGCATTGACGATGGCCAGCGCCGCATCGGCCCCGGTCGATTTGCCGTCGAACGCCAACTGCTCGACCAGCGCCTCATGGCCCGGGATGCTCTGCGCGCGGACATCGGCAATGCGCTGATGCTCGGCACTGGCCCCTTCGATCTTGGCTGCCGCCACGGCTTCGGCCATACCGGCATGCGCTTCGGCGACAATCGCCTCCACCAGCTCCGGGTGGTCGGCTTTGAGTTGTTCGAGGTTCATGGTCTTCTTCTCCTTGTCAGGCGCGGCAGCACCGGCACGACGCCATCCCGTTGAGTTGGTGGTGCGGGACAGGTCCAGCACCTGGGTGATCGTTTCGGCCAGGGTGGCAACACCGTCCACCAGTCCGGCCTCGACAGCCTTCTGACCAAGGAACACGCGACCCTCGGCCATGGTATTCAAAACGTCCTCAACGCTGCGGCCCCGTTGACCGGCCACCGCATCGACGAACAGTCCATAGATTTGATCAAGGTCCGCCTGAATCATTGCCCGGCCTTCATCGGTCAGCGGCTGGTATTGCGAAATCGCTCGCTTGTATTTGCCGGCGGTGATCTCGGTGGTCTTGATGCCGTTCTTTTCCTCCCAACCGCTCACGTCGACGTGCGCCGCGACCACGCCGATCGAGCCGACATCGGTGGTCAGGTCGGCAATATTGATGGCGTCCGCCGCCGATCCGATCCAGTAGGCCGCGCTGCACATGCAACCGTCGGCGCAAGCCAGCACCGGCTTGGTTCCGCGATAGCCGGCGATCATGTCGGCCAGCTGTTTAGTGCCGTCCACCGTGCCGCCTGGGGAATCGATGTGCAGCACGATCCCCTTGATGGACGGATCGTTGACCGCCTGCTCGAAATCCTTGGCGATCATCTCGGTCGAGACGCCCCCCGAGATTTCGGTGAACAGGTTCATGCGCTTGCCGATCACGCCGATCATCGGGATCACCGCGACCTGGTCGATGACGTAGGAACCGTTGCGGCTGTTGTCCAGCTTTTTGCCGGTGGCCGCCTCGACCTTGGCGATGTCGATCTTGTCGCCGCGCAGGTGCGTGGCATAGATGCGCTGGATCTCTTCGAGCATCGCCGGGCGGATTGCCCAGGCGCCGTTGATGATGTCAATCAGTCTCATGCGGTCCCCTCCAGATCGGTGTCGCTCTCGTCGTCGTTGTCCGGTTCCTCGACGGTCGCCACCTGCTCCAGCGTGGTGATGGTGATGCCGTTCGCGCGCAGGATCTCCCGCTCCTTGAGCACCTGCGGCAGCTTGTCCTCCCACGGCGTCCCGGTGAAGCGCCGCGACTCTTCGTCCAGAGTGGTGATCGTCAGCTCGATCCGGCGCGCCGCCGCGTTGATCTCTTTCAGCGGATCAATCTGCGCCTTGGCGTCGCCGATCCACACCGAGCCAAGCCACGCCTTGCGCACCAGCGGGTCTGCAAAGAACCCGGGCGCCGACAGCCGGCCGCTGGCCACCGCTTCCGCGATCACCGCCTCATAGATCGGCTGGCAGAACGAAGTCGCCAGCCAGTGCCGGCGGCGGTTGAAATAGTCCCAGGCCTCTTCAAGAGCCGCCCGCGCCGCCGAATAGCTGGCGGTGAAATGCTTAATCAACAGCTCAAAAGGGATTTCCAGCGCCACGCCGATCTGCCGCAGCACCGCCATCACGAACGGATCGAAAGCCGTGTTCGGCCGGTTCGGATTGAACGACTCGACCTTGGCGTCCTTGGTCAGGCCGATCACCGAGCCATAGCCAAGCTCCATGCCGGAGGTATCGTAAGGATCGTTGTTTTCGGACGGTTCGCCGATCACCGCGTCGCCGGTTTCGGTGGTGACAAAGACCGTCATCATCCCCGAGACCACCGCCGCCATGACTTCGGCATCGGTGTAGCGGCCGAGCTGCTTGATCAGCTCGATCACTGGCGACAGATACGGCGCGCCGCGCGTCTGCCCGGGGCGCAGCTTGTCCTTGAGGTGCAGCACCAGCGGATTTCCCTTGTTGTCGAACGCTTCCAACTCCGTCCAGCTGATCTGCTGCTTCTTGCCGTACCAGCGCCGCATTCCGTTCGGATGGGCGCTCGCCACATGAAAGCGCACCGGCGCGCCCATGCTGTCCTTTTCGACCCCGCACAACAGCGTCGCCGTGTTCGGCGCGCCGTCCTTGTTGCAGACGCGAGCCGCCTCGATCAGCTGGATCTTGAGCTTGTACGGCGAGCCGGGCCGCGACACCCTCGGCAGGTTGGCGAACACGTCGCCATCTTCCAGCGTCTTGAGAAACGCCAGCCCCTGCAGCAGGGAAAACGGCAGCTCGCGCTCGGCATCGATCTCGCGCGTCTCGGTGGCCAGGCGGAACTCGCGCTCGGCGGCCCGCTCCCAGGCCTGCGCCTGCTCGTCGCTGATCTTCAGCACCGTGCGGTCAATCTGCGCCTTGCACTTTAGGCCGGTGCCGACCACCTTGGTCACATTGGTGCGCACCGCGCCGACGGCCAGGGGGGAATTGCGCAGCAGATGTTGGGAGTCTTCGCGGAGGGTGATCAGGTCGGGGATGATGGCGCCGTCGGCGTCGGTCTCGGCACGGCTGCCGCGCTGGTTGGCCCGGCGGCTCTTGTCGGCGGACGTGTAGCCGCCGGTCACCGCCATGCGCAGCCGCGAACGGAAACGCTCGGCACCGGCGGCCGGATTGAAATAGTTGACCACCTGGTCGACAACGGTGACCGGGACGGAGACTTCCTTGCCGGCGATGGTGACGGTCTTGGCCAGGCTCATCGCGGGATCACCTCGCGGACCTTGAGCCCGCCCGAGGTATTTGCCAGGCGCTGCACGCGCCCCTCCCACAAAGAGACACCTTTCTGGATCATCTCCAGATCGGCCCGCCTCATCAGCTCGCCATCGATGCGCACCTCTTGACCTGCCAGCACCTTCGCCTCGGCATCGAGGTAAAGGGCAAGACGGGCTTCAGCTTGTACCAAGGTAATTCCGGCCATGATCACTCCCGTGACAATGGCCGTATTTTTTCATGCGATATT